AACCTCCGCGGGTGGGCCGCGACAAGGAATGTGATTTATAAAGACGAGGACGGGAAGCTGTGCTTTGAGATTCTCCCCATCGACATCTACGATTTATACTGGGAGAAGATTGGCGGGAAGTATTCCTGGGCCTGCATCAATACGTTGCAGATGCCCAAGGCCGACATACTCGCGACCTACGGATTAGAGATTAAGGGCGACTACGGGGATGTCTATAACTTCTGGGATAAGGACGGAAACGAGATAACGTCCACGTCCGACCAGGACAAGGGGACTCCTCGCAACTATATCAAGCGGCCTCCGTTCACAATTAAGCCGGTGGTAACATCCCCGAAGATTAGTGGGGTGAACGCCAATAGGTTGAAGATGATTGGCGAGTCCTTATATCATTCCTGCCGGGGAACCAACAAAGAGATAAACGATGTCCTGTCTATCATAAAGACCCACGCCATGTTAGGTCTTCGTCCTCCTTTGGTTCATAAATCTGAGGGGTCAGAAAGTCGCGAGGTTAAGGAGTACCCAACTTGGGGTTCGATACTGGAGCAGTTGGCCGAGGAAGATTTCAAGGTTCTGGACATCAAAGACATGGCAAACACCGACGCTATGTTCTACAACATGATGGACCAGGATAGACAGAACGCCACGATTCCGAACAACGAATATGGCGGATTGAACTTCCAGTTGTCGGCCCTGGCCCTCGATACTCTTTCCGGCCAGCGTAACGTAGTGTTTATGCCTCGTCAGTTAACGATGGAGCTGGCGTACAAAGATATCTTCTCTCAAATGCTGGACCAATTCATCGAAGGGAAGTTCACGATGGAGATGATTAACAGCGATGGTAAAGAGAAGAAGATTACGTACTCCGACCTATTACCACTTCAAGGTAAGTTCAGGTACGACTTCGACTGCGATGTCGAGTCCCCGGAACAGGAGCAGGCCACGTTCACAAAGGCAACAGCGGCCATGAACGCTCGAATGCCGATGGACTTCATAGTACGCGACATCTTTAAGACAGAGAACCCCGAGAAGCTCCTGGGGATAATCGCTGACGAGAGGTTGATGGAAGAACTACCAGAGCTGAGATTGATTCGAGCCTATGACCGGGCGATGCAGGAGGCCGAGACTTTAACTGGCGACTCCAAGGATGCGAAGCTCCTTGAGGCCAAGATGCTGAACGCCAGGATAATACAGATAACAGCGGAGATGTCCGGGCAGAACCAACCGCAGGCGCAGCAGCAGATGCCGCAGCAGGAGATGATGTAATATGGCTGGACACATGAAGCAACTGCTCAAGCAGGTAAGTGATTCGATATCTGGCACGGCGGCCCCGGTGCGCCCGCGGATGCAGGGCAGTCTATTGCCGCCGAAGGTTCCGAAATTAACTCCGAAGCAGAGACCGCAAAAGAAAGAGAGTGGCTATAAGTTCTTGTAATGCTGAACTACAAAGTCTTTGAAACCAACTCATATAACGACACTGCCACCACCCTTATCAGTTCGACAAGGACGGTGGCTCAAACATTTACGCCTGGTATCTCTCATGTCCTTACCGCGGTGTCGCTGAAACTTGTCGATGTTAGCGGAGAGTACGCCGACGCGCTGGTCGAGATATATGCGACAGATGCAGATGGTAAGCCCACCGGCGCTGCGTTAACCTCTGGTGCTATAGACCCGGACGACATCACGGAATCTGTTGACCCACACTTCGTTGAGGTTGTCCTGGACTCATCTATAAAGGTACGGAGTTCGGCAACGTATGCGATTGTGGTTTCGTACTCTGGTGGTAGTTTGGGGTGGAGGTATAACGAGAGCGGGACCTACACCGCCGGCACTCCGTATACAACAGAGGATGGCGGGACGACATGGGTGGGGTACGAAGACGGTGACCTGGTATTTATCGAGTGGGGAACGGCGGTACAGATACGCAATGCTGCCAGAGTGCAGTTATATCCCCGCGGAGTCGGTACCTATGACCAACTCCAACCTCGCTCCGGTAGCGAGGCGTCTGAGAAAGCCAACTGGATGTGTGTGGCCGACCGGGCCAATGCCCCTGACGAGGAGTTCTCGTATGTGGCGTACAACCTATTCGACAACACTGGTTTCGTGACTGGCGAAGACGAAGGTGTCGCTGGAGTATTAACTGGAACGTCCGCAACCTGGAAGACTGGGCCATTAATGAATGGGTTGTGGGGTGATGGAACAGACTTTGAGAACGAAGTAGAGATAGGATATCTTCTTAAAAGCCCAACAGATAACGCGTGGTATGCGGATAACTGGAAAAGGATAGCTGTTGTTAAGTCTATCCAGGGGGCAGAGGGTCTCACCTTCGAGTATATGAAGTCTGGGAACCTATACAATCCGTGTACTGAGGTGTGGTTCTATACACCACAAAAGGCTGACGCAACCAACCTCCGCTATGTTAACCCAAGCACGGACCATTATCCTAATACCACCCCGATGAAAGCACTGACGGGAACATGGAATTTTGTTTCAGGTAGCAAGAAAGTATATGCTGATGGGGATGGAAACGCTATAGCCGAGCTGATATCCCCATGTTGTGTTAGCGCAAGCACAACGACAAGCCCCTCCTACTCCAAGATGTGGGGAGTGCAGTATGTTGTTAGCGACAATGAGTTCTATTTGTATGATGCACCAACGTATACTGTTTCTAGTTCTACATTCCTTTACTGCACCTTCTCGCAGACAGACGACCTAACAGATGAAGACAAGGCCACGATGTGGACAAAGGTCACAAAGAAGGACTCATATATTCTCAAGACCACCAAGATGAGTGGCGATATCTTGCAGGTAGACATAGTGTTCAGGTGTGCTTTAACAGACACGGACCGTTTGAAACAAATAATGATTGCGACATATGATTCATCCGATGAGGATAAGTCTAATTCATGGGCACATGTTGAGTCTACATATGAAGAATACTCTATGGTGAGCCATAGTTGCGGTACATTCACTAATGTCACCGGAGAGATAGCTGAGTCGCCGTTAGATATTTATTATGATGCAGAAGAAGAGACGGGGATATTTTATCCAGAAATCGTCACTGCGGGAACATTCGAGCTTGTTGTTGCTTCCGGGAAGAAAACATATGTCTCCTTGCCGGGTATTGGCGGGCAGTGGTATACAGAAGGAACCTATACTTTAGCGGCATCTTCCACTGGGAGTTCAATGCTAATAGCGTCGCCATATATACCTACTGAATACACAGATGCCGAAATAGCTATTGCAACCAACACGATGATAGAGTCGGCAATGACGCAGTATGGCCGTGTTGTATTTGCGCCGGGTACATGGAAGCAGTACAAGGCAGACCTTTGTGCTGGTGACTATATCCATATCGGTACCAATATGGATGAATCTGGGCATGGATATATAGACAAAGAAGACTGCGATGGTAGTAACGACGAGGTCCAATGGAACGCTGCGCTAAATAACTACAGGTACACAATGCTGGGAAACAACGTAACTCCAGGATATTACCTAGAAGACTATGTTATCGCCGGTAGGGGAATGGGTTCATTGTCTGATTCAACAGCAACCGCCCAACCGTTTGTAATCCTGAATAGCGTTGAGGTGTATGGCGACGAGGAAACATTAACACCACCTCGCCCGACGGGTATCTCGTATCTTGAATATCCAGAGTATCAGTTTAGAGAGTTCCGACAAACCTTGTCTCGGCCTGGAGGTGGTGCGTGGTCGCTAGGTGACATCAACTCCTTGCAGGCAGGGATTGTCCTAGGTAATGTCAAAAACCCAATATCCGGCGACGATACTATGTGTGGGTACGAGGCTAAAAACATTCCATGCTGCACACAGATATATGCAGATGTTTTCTTCTGGCCTAGTGATTTCGAGATTGTAACAGTAGGCTTTACGCAGTATGGCGATAAAGTTTTCGACAATGGTTTGGACCAGTGGGGCCTTAAAGTGTACGATACTAATGGACTAAACCTTTACACTTTTAAGGTCTATCGAAGCTCAATCGCTGTTTACTTTGCCCGTGGTAAGCAATTACTCAAGGGTATTACTGGAAGGCTGCTGCACCGGCGCAGAACATCCAGCGCTATGGGGCGGGGCCGGACGTCAATAGGAGTTGCGGAGTAGAATATGGAACGAATACAGAAAAGTGAACATGCGTATATCAGGGTGAACAACACGCCATCAGGTGATGGAGTTATGGCGGACTGCGCTTCGTCACCATTGCTCTCTATATGGGACCCTGCTGGGAAGAAGACGTTAACCGACCAGGAGATGGACAAGCAGAGCGCTGGTGATTATTATTACCAGTATCTAATTCCAACAACCTCTCCACTTGGATGGTATCGATGGAAGGCGTGGCTGATAAACGACAGTAAGTACGAGCCTGTTGATGGGGCCTTCGAGGTTTTATAGTGAGACCATTACCGCAGATATTGCTCGACGCACAGAAAGCGTCAATGGTCAAGCCGGCGATGATAATCAACGTCGGTGATGTGGCGTTCAGGACGGCGGGGGCCACTACTGGCAATACCACCACCTGTCACAACACCAACACCGATAGTCTCAAGTGGGTTAGAGACGAGGGTGGGCGTATCTTGAAGGTTGTCGAGAAGGGCAATCCTTATTCCCATACGTGCAAGATAATACTCAATAATTATGACAAGCTGCTCTATGACCTCACATTAAAGGGACAGAGGTTATCGATTGGCTGGGGAGTGGAGACCTGGGACGGCCCGATGTATTCCTACACTCCAACCCTTTATGTGAAGACGCAAACCTTCATAGAGTCCGAGGGCGCTATGCAATGCATCCTTGAGTGCAAGGGAGTGATGGACCTCCTTGGTGAGGATGAGGCAACAGAGTCCTATGTCGATGATGGGACAACGTGCGTAGGTGACTTAATCACCGCGGTACTGGAATCTACCCTGGCCCCGTATGAGGACTGCAAGGCGTATGTTGTGATACTCGATGACGACCTGGATGACCTATGGACCGGCGTATATCTTGGTGACTCCTTTGAAATCAAGAAGGGCGACACCAGGGCCTATACTCTCGCAAGGCTTCTCGACATGACTCACGCTTCGATGCGTGTCGGCAACGAGCCTCCTGACGAGAACAATAAAGACACAATCCATTTCTTCACGCAGTCGCAGTCTCCACAGGCGGAGTTCACTTTAGATAGGTCAGGACATAGGTTCTATGTAGCCGCGGAATCTTTAAGCATGGTAACACCGAATGAGATTATCATCAAAACTCCTCCATGGCAGTCGCCGTCATACTTAGGCCGAGCACGGGAGGCTTACTCGTATAACCTTAATCCCTGCTCCAGGGTAGAGTATGTATCCGGTGTTGGCAGTAATCTACAGGCCGGCTCTGTCGCGAGTACAATGCTGCAGAAGATAATTGCCGCCAATAGCGGCTCCAGCGCCGTCCTTCCAATGCACTGCGGCCTTGACCTGTTTGATAGAATTAAGGTTGTGTCGAAGCGCTCTGGGCGCGAGATTGAGGGTGCAATAGGTGGGTGGACCAGGACGTTCGACCCGGTGAAGTCCGAGCCGAGGTACGACATAGGTGTGTCGTTTGGTAAGTGGTTCGACCCACGGAGAGATGACGACTCTCTGGGGTATGGGTACGGATTCTTGGGCTCAGATATCGATGAGTCCACAACCGGAAGCGGACACATACCAATACACCTTAATGCTCCGTATGAAGTTTCCGGCGCGAGTGACTGGACTGCTTTTTCATATGGATGTGGTCCACTAATAGTGACGGCATCGGATGCAGTATGGGCAACGTACAAGTTTGCAGGGAGTGGCTCATATACCCTAACATTTCTGTCTGCTGAGAGTACATCCGCTGGTATTTTGGATGTGCTAATTGACGATGTTGAGATAGGCTCATTCGATATGTATGGAGAGGCGGAGGCTTTCATGGAGACGAAACAAGTGAGCTTTGAATGTGGCTCCGGTACTCACGAGATTAAGTTCCTAATTGACGGTAAGAATGAATCGTCTGCAGGGCACGCCATGATACTTGGTGGGGCCGAGATAGCATTAGCATCTTATGTTGGGACGGTGATTTAATGGCAACTAAAAAGCAGCCATTCAATTACGGGCAGTATGCCAAACAGGCCCAGGTAAAGGGTCAGTGGGGAGTACCGGACCCAGCCGGCACTGCAAGGGGCCGCCTTGCTCAATTTCGGCGCGGATTAACGGGAATTGGCGTGGCCCGGAACAAGTTTGAAAGATGGGCCATGCAGTCTGAGCCGGGCCAAGAGGCTGCTGGAATCTCCGCTGGTATCGGAGCGGAGCAGGACAGGATGATGGCGCAGCGCCAGAAGATAAGCGAGCGTGCCACACGGCAGCAGATTAACCGTTCTCAACAGCCTGACGCCTACACATACAAGACCGGCGGGATGGTTTATAATCCCGAGAAGGGCTATAAGGAATACACCGAGACCAAGCGCACTGGTAGTAGGTCCCAAGATTTAGAAGAGCGTAGGCTTAAGACATACACCTCATTTGGTAAGGACACCGGCTGGGATGCCGACGTTATGTACGACTACCAGCACCAGCGTGGCAAGCACTACGAGCAGTCCATGACTCGGCTGTTCATGTCCAACCCGGAGAACGCCGCAAAGACCATGGAGTCGCTGTATGACTGGTTCGATGATTTCGATAAGGCCCTATGGACCATGGCTATCTATAACGGCATGAATAAGTTCGGAGACATTTCCTCTTTAGAGGGTGTCACATACTTCCAGGGCGACGACCCAGCGGCTCCCAACTACGACCCGCGGCAGGCCGGCCTCCCCGTACTAAAGACTCCAGAGCAGAAGGGGGCATATGCCGTATCACTGGCGGCGGCGAGAAGCAACAAGATGAACAATGCCGTCGAGAAGTTCGGTGAACTCAAGGCGCAGATGTTCACGCTTCAATGGGCAAAGTCACAAGACGTAGAGGGGTGGGATTCTGTCGGCGAATTACTGACAGTACGTAAGTCACCAGAAGCGAAGAAGCTGGTAGGGACTTTGAGGAACTACACCAAGCTCTTGCTGCAGTCTTACAGTATCCCGAATGATATCATAGACCTTGCGATTAACCCGGCGTGCCCGCTTGATATTGATGTGCTTGCGAGAATTCCCGGCATCGGGATAAAGCTCAACACGTTACTAACGCCGCTGACCGCTGCTGTGTTTAATTATATATGTGGTGATGATGAGCTGATAAGGGTTGTTTATGATGAGTCAACCGATAGGTATAGGACTCAAAGAATTAAAGTCCCAACCACCGAAGATGCCAACGTGACATCCGCCACTGTCGCTTCGCAGCTCGAAGGGACGTTCTGGGATGTGTCTGGGTTGTGGACCGGGGAGGAGGAGATTGACTTTGACTTTGGAGATGTAGGTGACGAGACGGCCCAGCCCGAAACTGAGTATAACAAAATTAGCCTATCTGGAGGAACGCAAACCCAGTTAGTGCCACATGGCGATGAACAGGTATACCCTTCCAGTAGTGCTACTCCATCATCCGTGCCAGAATCAGAAATACAAGCCCTCCTTGATGAAATGCATGAGACCTACCCAGAGGCCATGGGGTATCTGCCTGACTGGCTGCTAAACAACTTCCTCTCTACACTGCATGGAGGATATGGTACCGGAGCAAATAGCGAGGTTTGGGATACTATAAAATACGGCGTCATGGAGAAGGGGCCGTCATTCCTATCAGAGTTCTTGAGATTATTCCAGGAGGAGATTGACAAACAAGGTATCTCCAAGGTTATGGCCACTTCTCTTGGCGATATATTAAACAATCCTATTTTTAGCGACAAGCCACAAGAGTTGGCCGAGGCTAGAGCTGAACAAGCCGCACAAGACAGGGCTGCTGGGATTGCGATGGATGTTCTTGGGGGGATGGACCTTGAGGGTGCACCGTCTGTGCCGACTACCACAACTCCAATTACGTCCGCCACACCGGCAACACAAGAGACTGCCGAGACAACAACGCAGTTTGTGGATGACGAAGTATGGCATACCGACCCCAGCCTACCAGAAGGATATCTGGTCCATGATTTAGTGGGAGATGAAGGTAGGGCCAGGAACTGGTCGGTAGACCAGGTACTGAGTACGTTCGAGATGCAGTCCTACTTCGATGGATACGAGGACCTCCCTGCGGACGCAACCTTTGTGGTACGCAAGGACGGAGACTCATACCAGATTATCTCCCAGACTATAAGCGGGCACACGTTCAACTACTCCGGCGAGGAACTGTCGAGCGTCATCGACCCGGATGGTAACGAGTTGACCCCGGAGGAATATGAGGCTATGGTTGCCGATGCCGGCAATTACATCAGCGCTGGAAAGTTCGCCCTGGGAGGAGAGCTTGGAGAGTTCTATGAGTGGCTAATAAGCGACCGGCGATATGTTGATGAAGATGGCGTATTTATAGGGCCAATCATGGGAGTCCCTGGTAAAGAATACGTTGTTAAAACCCCAGAAGGACTTGCTGAGTTTGTAACCAAGGAGTTTGATACAACTCTAAGGATTCTGTATGAAAACCAAGACAAACCTGGTGTTCTGAGTGTTCTGGAATATATCGTGGGTGAGGATAACCCGGAAAAGTACCGGGCAATCTTCCAATCAATATCCGACTGGGAAACCAATGCGTTAACTAAAACAGCATTGGGCCTGGGGATGCTGGACACTACTGATATAGAGTTAGGTTTATATGAATCTCCTTCATTGGATTACTTTGACTTCGCAATGCAGGGGAACACCGGAATAATTCTTGACCCGGTGGAAGCACTTGGGATGCAACTCTATATACAGAATGAATATCCTATCGAATACTGCATACAGAATCGCGAATTAATAACAAACTTTACATACTCAATGCTTTTTAGGTATGGAGCAAGAACCGTTGATGAGATGCGAGAATATATAGGTGGGATGGATGCCCAGGCAAGGAACGACCTAGTTGCTAATATAGCTGGCGTTCCTGATGTAGAGCAGGGAGGTTTCTCTTCATATGGTATGGAAAACCGCGATGGTAACCGTTATTATTTTAACATAGCGCCTGGAGAGAGTGGTGGTAGAACACTGTATAATTATGAACCAAAATACCAGACGGAACCTACGCCACTGACCGGATGGATGCCTACGTTTGAGAACCTGGGTGACTTCTATGACAACATTGCTGGCGAGCAGGGGGCAACGTGGGTTGCCGGAAACGGGCTGTCTTTAGAAAGCTATGTGTTCCTGGAAAACGTAGGGTTAAAACCAAACGAGATTTTTGACCTTTTCACGGATAAGTATGAAGCTCCCGGTATATATCACGGTAGGGATGTGGTAGATTCTGGGTATAACATCGATGTGTGGGGAGCTATAATGAACGTCTTCCGCGCTACCGAGGAGTTCAGTGTCCACGCGTGGAATCAACTAGATATGAATGTATTCCACCCAGACTCCTTACGTGCTAAGGCGTATAATGAGGCTGTTGTGCAATTAGCAATCGATAAGTATGGTGGAGGGACGGCCCATGAAGACAGGTTTGGTCTCAATCTCGCTATGTTTACCGGGTTCCTAGACCCAGACCTTGTTGCTATCACAAACACATATGCTGCTGATTGGGTAAAAGAAGTAGGACCGTGGACAAACCCAATATATCTAATTCCTATTGGCCGTGCCGTTGGTGGATTAAAAGCACTCTTTGCAAGACTACTTGCACGCACGGCGGAGGAGCGACTGATTGCAAAATTAATCACAGTGAATATACCCAAGGTGTTTGAGAGAACACTTCTACGCAGAACCACGGCTCCTTTCATTCAGAAGCTAACCAAAGGTAGGATAAACTTACTCAGGGACCCCGGAGAAGCCTTGATAGCGTGGGGCAAGAAGGTTGGGATTAAGATTACACGCGCCCCAAAGACTCCATGGCTTCAATCCTACACCGAATTACAGGCCGCCTCACGTGGAGAGCCGTTGCTTACAAGAGCAATGAGCGCAGGTGGGTTTATAGTTGACAGTGCTGCTGGCAGGTTCTATGTTCACAATGTGCGTGAAGCTGTGAATTATCTCAAGTCTATTCAGAAGCCATTGTCGGCAGGAGCGATGAAGGAGCAGGCTTCGCGGCTCGGCGCTGTTGTTAAAAAGGGTGGCTATCCTATAGAGCAGGAGTTCCCGTTGCTCCTGGCTGGAGACCAATACACCACACGCCTTAGCATAAGAGTGGCAAAGAAACTCGCCAGGGAGGTTGGGGCAACAATAACCCCTGCTACTGATGGGTACATCATAGAGTTCGGCGACAAAGTAATCCGGGCCAACAGCTTGATAGAGGCCACGTTCTACCTGAAATACGGCAGCGTGGACGCTCTCGGCCTTCTGCAGTCCGGGCTACACCTAATAGAGAAAGTGCCGATGACGCACCTGGACGGCACTCCTTTCCTAGACAAGGCTGGGAACCCGATAACGACCATCGTTTACGATGTGCAGAAGTACGAAGGACTCCTTAGTACGCAGCGTTGGTTCAACAAGATAGTCAAGAGGAGCCAGTATTATAAAGAAGGCGACATCGATGCCATCTTCATGGCTATCAAAGACTCCCTCACTAAGGGTGAGTTGAACCCGACAAAGGTTCTATCCTTCGCGGTCAAGGCAAATAGAACCATCATTGAGGCTGGCATACGCGCCTCCTCTCAGTACATGAGTATCCTTGAGAGGGAGTGTGGGTATCCGTTCGCCAGGAACCCCGCATCCGAACTGGGTGAGAAATTACTAGTTAAGGGTAGGAATGTTCTGACCGGCGAGAGTAAGGAAATCAAGCGCCTGTATGACAAAGACGGTATGTTTATCCAGGGAATAGACAAAAAGATAACCGAGGCTAAGTTTGCGGAGGCTGAGGCTAGGGGTATTACCCTCCCAAGAAGGTCCGCCACTGGAGAGATAAGCTATGCCACCGGCGATGTTGCACAGTATTGGAGATACTATGGCTTCAAGCATGAGGGAGCCGCGGAATTTCTCATGAACTTCGAGAAGTTAGAGGATTCTCTACGGAAGCTGGCTGTAAGTCATGGCGTGGATATAGGTTATGTGAGCTTCAAAGACGTGGCTGCTGTTGCCCACTTCTTCCCGCGCCAGGCGGTGGGTATTAAAGAGTTTGAGGCCATTAAGATGGCACACTATGACCCCACCAAGAAGCGCGTGTATGATTTCATGATTGAGGGTATAGACGATGGAATCAAGTACGGCACGCTCTTCGATAGTATGCAGTCGTACATCAAGTCCATCTACAGAAGCATTGGGCGAGAGTATGAGAAGAAGATAGTTAATGCCATCAGAACCGCCCCAGCCTCATTAACGGCGCAGGGTAAAATGCTCGTTGCCAACCTGGCTGACTCTAAGAAATACTACGAGCAGTCGGATAGGCTGCTACAAATAATCAAGGACTTCAAGGACGTTCCTTCATTCACAAGGAAAACGAAGTCATTCATGACGCGCCAGTTCCCGGAAGTATATGAGGAAATTAAGAACATCACGCGCTTGAAGACACAAGTAGCCGACACTGAGCGGCTTTCCTCTATCATTGCACGGATGGACAGCATCATTCAGCGCGGAGCGTTCGAGCCTGGAGACAAGCAGTTCCTCCGTATCTGGTACCGGAAGTATGTCAAAGACCCGCAGATGAAAGGGAAGTACATTAAGGAAGCCTACAAGAACATGGGCGATGTAACCCCTGAACAGATATTCATCGACATCTTCGAGAAGCAGAAGGTCTTTAACCGGACGCAGGTTAGGGAGCTGGCCGAGAATCTCCAGAAGTTGTATGATGAGGTGAATCTCTTCTATGAGAAGCTGCTCCAGAACCCCGGAGACTTCATGTATAACCCGGCGAAGGAAGCTATCCCGGACCTTCTTACGTTCGAGAAGATGTTCCGTCAGAAGATAGAGCAGATAGTTGTCCACGGGAAGCCGTACCAGGAAGTGTTCGCTGACATCCCGAAGAAGTTGAAGTATCCATACAAGGACCTGCTCGATGCTCTAAAGAAATATGAGAAGTTCGTGAAGGCCGGCAGGGCCAAGGGTGAGGTGCCTGGTGAGCTGGCCCAGCTAGAGAACATCGATAACTTCGCCCGAGAGTACCTAACCAGGACCTTCCATGGCCTTGAGAAGTTCAAGTACGAGCTGACGGAAGAGGCACAGACCAAACTCAATGACCTTATCGAAACCGTAACTAACGCCCAGGCCGAGGCCAAGGCTGTCTATAAAATGGACAAGGCGGCCCGCGCTGAGTATTTCAAGCGCGTGAACAGTGCTGACTACATCTTGGGTCAAGCGTCAGTGAACATTCCAAGGTACCGTAATTGGGTATTTAACGCTGTCGTAGTAAAAGAGCGCACCTTAACTCCCGCCGCTATACGCGATGTTGGGTTGCGTGCGGCGCTAAAGACAGATATAAGATTTAAAAAGGTCATTGTCCCCGTCTTAAAAGAGAAAGTATACGCCGGAGATGAGTTGGCCCGTATTATAGAGCACACACTTGAGCCGAATGTAAACGCTTATTTGAAGTTCATGTATAAGTTCACCAGGTTCCAGGTCACAGGCATGACTGTCATGGACTTTAGTGCCCCACTTACGTTCGGTCAGTTACTCAATGCGAACCCGCTCCTTTTCACTAAGGCCGCCGGGTTATCCTTCATGACTATGATTCACCCGCGGATGCTGGCGATGTTTAGGGTGTCGCACCGCGAAACCTTCGACAAGATGATACAGGCCGGAATGAAAACAGCATCAGACTTCGAAGATATGTACGCCGGTCTCGGTGTCGCCCGGAGCGCTGTCGCCCGGATGCCGATACTGAAAGACTACGAGGCCGCCCTTCTTGCCCCCATGTCGCGGTCAAGTCTGGCCTTCTCTTCCTTCACGGAATACGGAAGGGTTTATTTGGCCGAGAGTATGGAGAGTAGCTGGCTGGCCGCAGGAGGGACGCGGGCGGGACTGGCGGAGTTCGTCAACCTCGCTACGTGCCAACTCCCGGACATGGCCCGGCCCGCAAGTAGGAACGTACTTATGGCTGAGGGTGCCTTGGCCTTTGCTCCAAACTATCTCAGGTCACACGCTCTCCTGCTTTACAGGCTTGGTGGTAATGGCATTATGGGTAGCGAATTAAGAAAGCTCATCATCAAGCAGTGGGCCGCCTGGGAGGCGATATACCTTGGGTTCTGGTTCGGTCTGGAATGTGAGGGGACGCCGCATGTTCTCCCGTGGGACCCGCACTACTTACAGTTCGAGAAGAACGGCCAGACCTACGGGCTTGGCGGGTTCCTCCCTGGACTGTCCAGGACCATGGCGAAGATACTCGCGATAGCAACCGACAACCCTGGGAAATTAATATCCTTCGATGCCGATACGTGGCAGAAGACCATACAAGAATGGGACGACCTGTTCGCCCCGGCGTGGAGATACGCCGGCTATAAGATGGCCCCAGGCTTCAACTTCATGAGAGAGATGGTAACTGGAAGGGACATCTTCGGGCGTAGGTTAGAGGACAAAGAGGACTACATGGAGGCCGTGCTTTCATCGTGGATGCCTATGCTCGCGTCGAACCTTATGTATAGTGATGCGCCAGTGACTCCACTGTCATTCATGGTGAACGCTCTCGCTCTCCAGAATTATCCGGCAAGCGCAGCTACAAGGCTCCGGGATTATGCACAGGAGTACCTCAAGACGGTGGACCCGACACTACTCCCAGACTACCTGGCTGAGAAGCAGATGGATGGGATGCTGACGTGGGACGACCTGGGATACGTGCTGCAGAAACTGTTCCTTGAGAAGGATGAGACTCTTAATGAGCTATACGAGGAGTCTCGTGAAGCAAGTAAGGCATGGCAAACTGGCGGGTATCTGAAATACATGGACGCCCGCGAGGAGATGCAGGAGACGTTCATAAAGTACACGACAGATGAATACCTCCGCCTGCAGCGCGGTGAGATTACGATTAAACAATACTGGGACGCCATAACCAATATGCGTTCCGACCAGTTCCAACAGAAAGTTGGGCTTCTTGCCGGATATCCTGAGCTGAAAGAATACTTCGATAGCCTTGAGGCTGATGATGACCCGGCCGTATTGGATGAGGCGTATGACGCCTATTGTGACGCGATGTGGGGCGACGATGTAATGACGCCAGAGGGTGACATTGACTTCGAGAAACAGAAAGAGAAGCTCGAAGATTGGCGCGATACGTGGGACCCAACCGGAGCCAACAGAATTGAGGACTACATTATGCAGTTGCGGTCCATAGCATACGCCGACTCCCCGGAGCTTGCGGTAAGATTATGGGACCTGACCCAACAGCTTGACGAATACTACGCCGTACCGTCCAATGAGCGGGCGAAGTGGAGAAGCAGGCCGGAGAACGCCGACATCGAGGCGATTCTTGTATTCACAGGCCGTGTCTCCACCATGCAGAACCCGGACGTAGAGGAAGTCATAAGGGGATGGGCGGAGGAAATGGGTATCGACCCTGACAAGACCATCCCGGCTCTGATTAACCTGATGATTCCACAGGAGATGATGGATAAATATAGCATGACCAATCCTAATCACCTGAGAGAGTTCAGTGCTTTACCCACGGAAGGGTACGAGAGGCGTTGGTATATGATAGAGCATGAAGAGTTCATGAACTATATGATAGCCGAGAACGGCATCAGCCGATATGACCAGTACGGCAACGACAGATTCAGTTGGGATACCACTCCTAATCGCGAGCAGGTGACCATGATGCGTGCTTACTATAATATCCCTAGCACACAGACCAGATTACGCGAGCTGTGGAGACGCCAGAACCCAGAAGGTAACTTAGCGCTTATAAAATTCAAGGGCCTGTCACCTCTGAAACCTAGCGATGAATTACTGGAGCCCAGTCCTTTTGAGGAAGTGTTCTTGTCAATGACGACTAATGCGTGGTAATATGAAGGTAACTATTGACAAGCCAGAATTACCTGCTATAATTAGCATAGCCCTGGAAACCCAGGATGAAGCTGACAGGCTCTATTGTCTGGTCAACTACCCCCCATTAAGGGCCTGGTTTGGCAGGGAGAATGCGAAGATGATAAGGCACGCGCTGAAACCGATAGCGCAAACGTATTTGGAGATATGGCGGGGGTTCATCAACGTGGTGGCCCCTAAGCCAGAGAATATGAGGAGGGTATCTATATGAGCCAGGACGCCAAGGACCAGGGCCAGGACGGGCAACCTTCTGACCCTGCGGCAACAGCTTCTGGGAAGGTCTACACGGAGGCAGAAGTCGAAGCAATACGCCGGGACCTTCAAGGCCACAAGGACCGCGGGATTGCAGAGGCGACGAGATGGATGAACGTAGGTCTCCTTGCTGCTCAACAGCACGAGGCGACAATCACCAAGCTCTCAGCCGAAAGAGACGATGCACTCACAAAGTCGGAAGGTGGAGCGGATGTCGTAGCGCTCACCAAGAAAATCAACGACGAAAGGAAGGCGCTGGAGCAAGAACGGGCGTCACTGAACATGGACAAGCTCGTGCACGAAACAGAGAAGGCGAAGGTGAACGAGTACAAGCGGCTCGAAAAGATACGAGAGATAGCCGCTGAGTTCAAGGTTACACCGGACTCGATATCGGAACTCAACCCGCAAACCGAGGACGACATGCGAAAGTTCGCCAAGGTACTTGCTTCTATGTCCACCCCGCCGGCACCCCCTCCTGCATCTGTCGGGAGTAGCGTGGGAAGGAAATCAGACCGCGAGATTCTTGACGAAATGTACCCAACACTAAAGAATAAGTAAAGGAGATAAAAGATGAGTACACTAACGGGTTCGTACACAACGCTACTCGATTTAGTGAAACTGCGTCAGTTAGATGGCAAGATTGCCACCGTAACTGAAATCCTCTCTCGTGCTTGCCCCATGATGGAGGATATGCACTTCCAAGAAGGCAACCTTGAAAACGGAAATCGCACTACGATGCGGACAGCGCTCCCCTCTGGGACCTGGGTAGGTTATAACCAGGGCTGGAGTACAGGAAAAGGAGCTGTTAGCACCTTCGATGATATGGCGAAGATGTGCAAACTGAGTTCCAAACTGGACTGCGAACTTGCAGAGTACGGTGGGGACGTAGCTTCCAATCGCGCTGCTGTAGACTTCCCGGCTGCGATGGGTTTGACGCAACAGTTGGAAACCGCCATACTGTATTCCAACTCCGCCACTGCCCCGGACGAGCCGCTTGGCCTTACACCGCGCTACAATCTTACTACGGGCGCTACTGGTAACAACATCGTGAACTGCTCTGGAACCGGAGCCACTGACCTGACTTCAATCTGGATTATAACTTGGGGTCCTCAGACTGTGTTCGGCTTCTACCCTAAAGGCAGCCAGCTTGGACTAAAGGTTGAGGACATGGGTAAGGTCCAGGTTACTGATGCTGGCGGAACTAACCAGTATTGGGCCTACGATACAGAGTTCACCTGGAAGGTTGGCCTTGCTGTAGCCGACTGGCGTTACGCCGCCCGTATTTGTAACATCGACCAGGCCGCGCTCGTTGATGATGCGGCTTCCGGTGTAGACCTGTACGACAAAATGATAACCGGCTGGTACAAGCGCCCGGCCAAGTCCCTTGGTGACTTCGCCAGGACCTACGTTTACTGTACGCCGACTATCGCGGAGTACCTGCACAAGCAGGCTCTGTCCAGGGCCTTTGGTGGTCTTACCCCTGACACCGTTGCCGGCGCTCCTGTAACGCGCTTTATGGGCGCTCCAATAAGAATCTCAGACAGAATCAGGCCGACAGTGGACGCAACCACAACCGGCGAGACTGTTGTGAGTTAAGGAGAAAGACGATGAGAGATTATAACCTTGAGTTAAGCACCGCACAGGCTGTCACAACTACTGCCATTTCCGAGAACGTGATAACAGGTAAAGCTGCTCAGTATATCGCAAATGGTAAACAGCTATTCCTGGTGGCACGGGTTATTACTGCCTTTACCTCCAGCGCTAACACGCTCACTATAACAGCGGAGATGGACAGCGCGGTAGGTCTGGATTCCACACCTTCCGTTCTTGCCACTTCGCCGGCGGTTGCCACCTCTGCTCTTACTGCTGGAGCAGAATTTATCCTGGCACTGTCTCCCGGCTGGCAGGTCGTAACTGACGTGTATATCGGATGCCGATATACATGCAGTGATACCTTGGTTACCGGAACCATTGATGCCTGGATAACGCCTGACGTGGAAACAAACTATCCATTAGGACAGTAAGAAAAACTCGATGAGGTTGGGGGCTTAGAGTCGCCAAGCGCCTTGATGCCCCCGGCCTACAAATAAGTGCATAGCACTATAAAGGAGAGGAAAACATGGCGATTTATTGGCGTGGATGGAACAAATTCAAATTCCTGGAGATGATTCCGGGCGGCTCAATTATTGGTGTAGGCCCTGCCCCACTAGGTGATGTGTACTATGCCGATAGCGCAAATGGCAGTAGCGCGTATAATGGTAAGTCCTGGGCCACAGCTAAGGCTACTATCGCTCAAGCAGCGGCACTATGTTCTGCCGGAGATACCGTAATGATTAGCGGTAGTTTTACCGAGGCTGTATCTTGCGCCTTAGCTGGTGTCAGTTTTATAGGTGGAGGCACGAATCCTAATGCAGCCATATGGACTGGTGCTGCCGATGCAAAGTGTCTTTCTATTACTGCTGCCAACTGCACAGTGAAAAACATTAAGTTTCGCCCTCCGGCTTATAGTGCCGGAATACCTGCTGCAATCTACTTGGCTGGAGCGTCATATACAACCATAGAGAACTGTAGGTTCCAGGGCAAAACAGCTTCTTGGTATGCCATATATACCACTGGTGACTGTGATAATACAAAGATACTCAATAATGAGTTCCTCTATATGAACACAGCCACTTACGGAACTGCCATTAAGAGTGCCGGGACAGCCGATATATCAGGGATGGTTATTAAGGGTAACATCTTCCAATCAAACCTGAACCATATCGTTGCTCCGATGAAACAGAGCTTCATTACTGATAACGACCTCCCGGCTGGCGGCTTGGCTGCTGCGGGAACGTATTCAGGAACACTTACGGTTCTTGGCATTGATGTACATGGGGCTGCTTCTGGATACAATGTAGTAACTCGTAACCAACTTGGCAGTCTCTACCATCAGGCTTGTTACTATGGTGGGACTGGAGATGAGTGGAATGGGAACCTCTGTAAAGATAGAACCCACACTACAGAGGTTGACGCTACAACTGGCCTCAGTATCCTAGCACCTGCTGCCTAACAATAGAATAGAAGGTTGTGGGGGCCAACCGGAAGTGCTAACAAGCACAGCCCCCATTATTTCATGGAGGTTTTATGTATATAGCAAAGCATATGTGTATGGTGCAAGGGAAAATGTACCAAATGGCAGATGAATGGAAGGGAGAGGGCGATGCTCCCTTAAAGTATTTCAGCCTAGCCAGGGAGCGCCACGGCGTAATTAAGACACCGCCTCCTCCCCCGCCGCCCGCTCCAGTCGAGGACCTGCCGGTAACAATCCCTCCCCTCCCCGAGCCTCCGAAGAAACCGGAGAAGTCTCTGGAGGAGATGGACTATTTCGATGAGTTGATTCCCCTAGGGAAGAAGCTCGGTATCGAGAAGAAACTACGCAAGCCCCAACTATTAGCTGCCATCAAAGAGATACAGGCCAGTAAAGGAGACTAATGAGAGCATTAGCTGGATACATCGCGGCTGTCCGCGAGAAGATGAGAGACGAGCTTACCAACGCGAATGTAGAGCTGGAGCTTGAGGACGGCGAGATAGCCGGGCATGTGTTAACCGCTGTTGACGATGTGTCCGCTTTGATTCCCAAGGTCTACGATGACACCATCGCCCTGTATGCCGCCGCCGATGATGACTATCTGGTGGATGACGAGGACATCAGTGCCTTCACTGACACCGATGCCCTCACTCTTTTGTATAACTCCCTTGCCCCGGCCAGGAACATCACCTTCGATGTCACCGATACCGACAACTCGATAACTGAGTTCACCTTCACTATTGTAGGGAAGGACGTTAACGGCACGGCGCAGACCGAGATATTCTACTGGTACAACGGTCTCTCTCAGAAGAGCGAGAAGCTGTGGTCCTATGTGACCTCGGCAACCTTTACAACAATCGCCGGGGTAGGCGAGGATGACACCATCAAACTAGGATATGGCCCGTATATCTACAACGGCCTAACCATACGCCTTTCAGGCCCTACGACTGTTCTCGACCTATCCACCTACCATGACAGATACGGCCAGGAATACTTCAAAGACATGATTGGGGTCAGGGAGGTGGAGTACCCTATCAACACCGGCTCCTCTGGGGCCATGAATATGCGTAACTTCTCCCTTGACGAGCCGTTCCTCAACATACGGTATTCCTCCGGGCTGACAGCGAGCAGCAACATCAGGATAAAGTGGGCCGGGAAGCACAAGGTCACGTTCGACACATCAACGATTCCGGCCAGGCTTGAGGAAATCGTTATACTCGGGGCTGTCGCTCATGCGTTCAGCTCCATGGGTTCACGGAAGATAGACATGGTGAACATAGGGGCCGCGGTACCCGGCCAGTTACGGGACATTGCGATGATAAAGTCCGCCGAGTTCGAGAAGAAACTCCGTGCGGCGAAACCAGTACGAGTAAACCAATCTTATAGTATGGAGTAGTGTTATGGCGATGACATGGTGGAAAACAGGCGTCGGAAGAATGGGTCTTGAAGAGATTGCTATTGCCGGGACAGCTACGGTCCAGGCCGATACGGGAGAGATTTGGAAGGTAATCAACATCTTCCACTCCGGGGGAATAACCCTTCGCATGGTGGATGCTGATGGTAACAGCGCTGAGTACCACACCACTGACGATGAGGCCGGTTCTCTTGAGTTCTTAAATATACAGCTTCAAGACTCGGACCATTCTTGGTTAGAAATCGATAACGATAACGCGGCGGCCAACACGATAATGGTTGACGCGATTGTTTGGTAGGAGAATATCATGAGAGATACACCTTTCACCGGGCCTGTATTAGCAGAGGTCAGGACAGAGAACCTGGACGCAGCAGAGGGGAGCGCAGCTAATGGCTCCCGACTTGGTTTGCTGGCCAGGTACATAGCTGACACAGTAGGAACTGCCGCCACATCATTGGCGGCTATTATCGTTAAGCTCGCCAAGCCGGCGGCCAACGCCGAGACTGACGCGACTATAGCGGAGGCTGTTGGTATCAAGGCCGACACGGCCCAAACCACTGTCGCCACTACCCGTTCCATCATGGCCTACGTGAAGGGTTGTCTTAATCAACTCTCCACAGTCATTACCTCCACCGGAACCACCATTCCCAATCTCCATGCCGTCCCGGCCAAAGACGCCACGACCGATACAAACATGCGTGATGCCATAGGTAAGAAGGATGACACCGCTGTTGTAGAGGTGGGGACTACCAAGTCCATTATGGCATACGTCAAGGGCGCGATAAGCCTGCTTGTGAATGGAACCTATGGACTCTCTGCGCTTCAAACTCTACTCTCCGCCATCCCCACCACAGCCATGCGTGGTACAGACAACGCTTTCCTCGCTTCCGTTGGAGGAGCAAAGGATGATGCCGCAGCCGAGGGCGCTGTTACTGACGAAGATACGGCGATGGCCTATATTAAACAACTCGTTACTGCCATCCAGTTAATACCAACGACTGCCATGCGTGGTACAGACTCTGCATTCCTGGCAGCCGTTGGTGGCGCATTAGACGATGCGGCGGCAGAGGGAGCTGTAACTAATACTGATACCGCCATGGCGTATATAAAGCAATTAGTCACAGCAATCCAACTGATACCTACTACCGCTATGAGAGGAACTGACTCTGCTGCATTAGCCTCTGTGTTAGGAGCCTTGAATAACGCAGCAGCAGAAGGAGCAGTTACCGACACCGATACTGCTATGGCATACCTTAAGCAGTTGGTAACAGCGATACAACTCATCCCTACTACGGCGATGAGGGGTACAGATGATGCAGCCCTGGCCGCGACAGCCTTAACAAATGCCACATGGACTGACGCTAAGGCTGCATTCTTAGACGCCAAGATAAGCGACATCCCCACTACTGCCCAACGTGGGACCGATAATGCCTTCCTTGCCTCAGTAGGTGGGGCATTAGATACAGCCGCAACCTATGCAGTAGCCGCAGACAAGACGGCTATGGCGTACATAAAAGGTCTAGTAGATGCTGGTATAGCTGTTGCTGGTGCTATAAGTGATGTTGCACCCTCTACAGATGATTTTGATACCAACCTGACCGAAGCTACAAATGACCACTATATCCACCAGTTAATGCTGATGACCTCTGGTGTGCTTAAGGGGCAGACACACTATATAGAGGGATATACAGGAGCATCGAAGAACTGCAACTTCGCGGCTATAACTAGTTCAGGATGGACTGACGCTCCAGCAAACGGAGATACGTTTATAATCCTGCCAGACAGAGGCGGGTTAGTAGTGTACGGCTTTATACTGATAGCTAATGCCGTAGCTGCCCTGAATAATATCTCCGCAGCAAATGTTAACACAGAGGTGGATAACGCTCTTAATACAGCCATCCCAGGTTCCCCAACTGCTGACTCTGTCAATGAGCGTATCGCAAGTATGGATGACCACATTCTCTGCTCTATGGACTTCTGGTCTGCTCCCGTAGAGGAAGTGTCCGTTGACGGCGATGCGGGTACGCTGGCAGCGATAGCCACAACGGTAGTAGCGGAAGTGCCCGGGACGTTCGTAAGAGTCATAGGGATGTTTAAGTTCCGTGCGGTAGAGAACACCTACGCAGGAGTGAACAAGCTGGACGGCGCAACAGTAGCCGCCACTTCTCAGGTCATACAGATAGACGATGCCGCCACGACAGGGTATGTGGACTGCATCACGTTCGTAGACGATATGTTCACCCTTGCCGCCTCGACCAGAGAGGGCGGTGACGTGATAATCGGAAGCACAGACGTAGCCGCAAGGGTGGACGGAAACGATACCTACACATGGCGGTGGCTGTTAAGTAAGGCTGACCAAGATGACATTAACTTCAATGACGCACAATTCGGGCTAAGAGTTTGGTATTCGATATAGGAGCGATGAATGGCTGGAAGTAAGAACCTATGGATAGAAGTACCCGCCTCGGTTGCCCACGCTAACACCGCCGTCCTACTTACTGGCAGCGGATTCCCCGACTTGTTCTGGGATAACGTGGAAGCTGATGGTGCGGATATAATCATCTACGATAACGCTGGCAGTAAACTCACACGCCAGTTAATCGCTATCAACACAGGCGCAAAGACGATGGAGTTATACGTCAAATCGCCTTCATCTGCTACTGAAAAGACCTTCCTGCGGATGAACTACGACGATGCGGCTGGTGCAGAGGTCAACGACTTTGCCGACTACGAAAGCTACTACGAGCAATACAGCGCAAGAGTGGCGGCGAGTGCGGATGATGCTATAGTTTACTGGACAGGTGCAGCATGGGTACTTAGTGACGCGAATGCTGCTGTTTGGGCGGGCTATCACTCAACTGCGATAAATAAAATAGGTACAGGTTTAAGATTTCTTAGTCTCGGAATAGCCAAGAACTCCACAATCACGGCGACCTATATAACATTTAAATGTAGAACGGCATCGGCTGACGTTGTTGTGAATACACGCTTTACAGGAGAACTTACGGGGACGCCATCGGCGTTTAGTACCATTGCCAACTATCAAGGACGCAGAGGAACGGTTGTCGGTGGGGCAAACGACGACTATATCACGACTGCACAAGTGGATTGGGACGGCATCGGCGCGTGGGTGCTAGATACTGCTTATAATAGTCCTGACTTAAAAACAATATTACAGGAAATGGCTAATAACAACACATTAACTGATGCCGTGCTGTATTGGGATGACCACGACGCACGAGGAGACCAAGTAAATAATCATTGGCGATTAGCACAATCCTATGACGGTTCTGCTGCCAACGCCCCCCTGCTCACCGTTGACTACATACCGAAGCTGGACTATCACATATTCCCTGTCTACAACAACCACATCCGCACAAACAACCTGCCAGGTAAACTTTCAGCGTTGGGGTATTAAGATGCTGAGGGTAGCGTTCTGTGCGATGTCCGTGGGAATGGCGATTAGCTTACTGTGGGTGCTTATCAACATGGCTATCTACGGAAGGTTCACAATCATAGAGCCTAACACGGCATGGCTGTACTGCGAGATAGCTATATTGTTCGGGGCGTTCATACTGTCAAGTTATTATCTTTATAAGGCTGTGAGGAAATAGAAATGGAAAGCCACACTACAAGCACGAATCAGACGGACACATAGCAGTAGTCATCGCCCGCAAGCTACAGTGTAGGTCTTGCGGTCACGTCTACATCCAATGGGCGGGGACTAACTTTATCTGCCCAAAATGCCAGCATGACCAATATGATATACTCAACGAGTACTTTACAGAAGAAGAACTGAAAGGGGACGCCGATGGACCAACTAGAGAAACTGAGATGTGACCTACAGAAAGACCCGGAACTCCCGGTGTCCAACCAGAACCTGGACAAGTTCATCGACATCCTTATCAACAACCACCTTGCACATTTATGGAACAGAATTAAGAGGGTGGAGTGGAAGTTGAGCTTCATCATCAGCGCCGTGGCTTTTATAGCGGCATCTTCATTGGCAATTCTGGGACTTGCGATAGCCCTTTTCTTAGCTCAGTAGTGGCAAGGATGACCGAGAGAGGGCATGAAATCTTCCCCGTGATGAAAACCTCATGCCCCCTCCGAATCTAGGCCGGCCTAAATGGCCGGTCTTGTTATTTCAGTGACTCCTCGAACTCCTTAACGAGAACCAGTAGGACCCGGAGCTTCTCCTTAAACTCGTCGTCGTTGGGAATCAGTGCGTTCACCGCCTCCAGGTCCCGCTCATATATCTCAACGGTTACTACCTTCTTTGGGACTATCTTGTACTCCATATCACATCCTCTCAGCTTGAGCTTTTAACTCAGCAACCTTCACTTCAAGCTCGGCTACCTTCTGCTGTAGGGCTTCTTTCTCTTTCTCTCCAGGGTAGCCTGTGGGACGGGAGACGAAGGCTATGCGTGATGGTTTTTCCCAAGACATAGTACTTGGAGTGTCGGGGTCTTCTACTATAAAATGGCCGTTGATGAAGGTTGCAACCCGGTTAACTCCATCACACCAGCACCCAATTACCGTATCCCCCTCGCACAACAAGAAGCCGTTCTTGTCCGGGGCGAGCCTTTTATAGGCCACTACCTCCAACCCATCGACCGTTTTCAGAGTAGAGGGCGATGCCCATTGACTGGTTGTCCTGGCCGCCTCTATTGTTGGCTGCCCACACGCCAGCATAAACACGCCATCCTGGATATCGACTACACGGAAATACATTCCGGTACCACCAGCGCGTAAGATGCAGCCAATCCGTACTTCATTACTGTTAATGTCTTTCATCTTTCCTCCCTAAATTGTTACTTTGGTCTTTCTCATAAACGGTTCAAGGCGTGTGTAGAGGGGTTCCATACACACAACGTCTTCCCTGTTATGAGTAAGGATGTAATTAAGTGCGTCCTTGTCCCCGGCCATGGCTCGCACCCAGGTCGTACCGTCAAGCGGATGCTCTTTAGCCGGGATACCCAGCTCCTGGCAGACGACTCCCAGCTTATAACTGTGTAGGCTGAGCTTGTTCTTACCCCAGTCATACAGGTCAATGACACATATGTCCCTATAGAGGGGGAAGTCCGTACCGGCTTTAAGGGCGCGGGTCCGCAGAAACGGGACATCATGCCGTCGGTCCTTACCCCAATAGACGCACACCCGGTCGAAGCGCGAGACATCGGTGAAGAATTGCTTGAGCAGTTCCCGGTCAAATACGCCTGTCTTAATCTCCTTCGGAGTGATAAGCCGCTCATACATTTCACCGCCCATCTCCTTGATGCAGTAGCTGATGATGTAACCGAACGAAGCCTTGAGGTTGCTGGTCTCTATGTCGAGGAACCCTATCCTCTCCTTCATAGGGCTTACCGGCTTCTCTTCTAAGAAGCATCTGTAGTGCTCCAGGTAGGTGTGGCGATGTCTGCATGTGTTGTCGTTCAGCCATTCTACCTCGGACTTCTTTAGTTTACGAATTGGTGGTTTCATCTTCCTCCTTATACAACTCTGAATAATACACCGGAATACACAACTTCTTCGCCAGCGCCACCTCGGCGTCGGCCCCGACAGATTCCCCCGGAAGGCGCAGCACACAGTCGCAATAGTCAAGCCACTCATTGTCGTAGTTGTACCAGAACTCCGGCGGATGCGGACATACCATGTGCCAGAGTAATGTGAGGTGTGGGATGTACGGCGTGTGCCCGGCCTTCAACACCGCCTCCGCGGCCATGATGGCGTTCCTCACGTTGAGTACCACGTCTCCCTTAGTGTAAGGGCCTGCGATATATACTTTCATTGTGCCCACCTTTCACTGCGGCTATCTTGTCTCACTCCGCCACTCCTGGTTATTAAAACCACATCGTTCTCTATATCCACACCGTCTGCCTCGCCTACACAATCACAACCCTCCACCTCAACAGTGCTGTTGGCGGGAAACTTGTTAAGCAAAACTATTAACTCACTTACTTTCATTCTCCTCCTTTGGTCGGGTGAAGAGGAATTGCACCATCTGTCTCCGGAACCATATCCGGTGTTCTTCTACTGAACTATCACCCGTTGTCAGGGCGAGGATACCCTCGCCCTACGCGCTTACTTACCGCGGATTGCCCGTGCCGCCGGGGCCAGGCCGACCTTGCTCTTGACCAACTTGACGACCAGCGCTATCAGCACTACACCGTACACGTCCCAAGTCTTTTGTATGACCGGAACGAAGCAAGTGAAGAGCGAGACGAGTGAGGCCCGGACCTTCCACCAGAACGGGTCGCCGGACACCGACCATATCTCAGTGACCGCGGCCTTCACCTCCGGCCCGTACAGGGCCAGTATGTATGTACCGATTGGGATTAGGATGTCTTTTATTTCATCCAGCGTCATGTTTCCTCCTTATGCCCCAAGCAGGAACCGTAGTGACTTCCCTTGCCACTCGTCCAGCTTGTCGGCTATCTTCTTTGTCTGCGGCTCGATGAACCAGAACTTCTTATTCTCATCGATGAACCAGTTAAGGGCATGTACATTGGTCCACACCAGCCCGGCCCACTTCCCGAACAGCTTCCTCGCGAAGTCGTCGCAGTCGTGCTCCTCCGATATAAATACCAGAGTGTCCGTCCACTCCAGGCTGCCATCCTTTACCACGTCAGCGTAGGTGTATATCTTCATGGCAGCATCGGGTAGATATATCTCTGCCTGGTTGCCATACTGCTCAATGACATCGAGGCAGATGGATGAACACTCGTTGATGTCTATGGTTCCACATGGCTGCAGGACAGGAATCTGCTCAACGTATACTATCTTCTCGGTCTCAATGTACACCTTCGCCGGGCACTTGGTGCCCATCTGTTTGCTTAAATCGCACAGGAACTTTTTGCACACGCTTCTTCTCCTTCCTTGGCGTATCCACCGTGACGTCCCCCTCCATGACATAGAACGTCATGCCTATCTTCTTCCTCCCGATGGGACGGAATAGGATTCTATGCACCAGGCCACAGCCGCAGCACTTCAAGAGCAGGCCGTTCTCTATGTTATGCACAAACTCCTTCCCGTCCCATATCTGCTCGTAATTAGGTTCCACTTGCCTTCCTTTCTTTGTACTTGAAGGTTCCCCCACATAAGGGGCATTGAATATCTACCCCGGAGGCGACAGGGACACTATGGCCCAGTGTCCTCCGAAGGTCGGCGTCGTGCTGTACCTTCGCCGCGTCCCATATCTCCTCGGTTAGCCGGCCATCCTTAGCGTGGGCTATAAGGCGGACCATCGCCGTCCACCCCGGAGTGTCCGATTCGTCCACGAACGGCAGGGTCAGGACGTGCTCCACAACCTCAATCATCTTGCGGGCCATGTCCTTGGAGATTCCGAGGTCACGGAGATACTCCCACCACGCCTCGTACCCGAGGGTTATCCAGTGCTCCTCGTCTCGGGCCTGCTTCAGCAGCTTCCCGACGATGATGTAGGAAACCTTGATGGCCCCGGAGTATTCCTGAATCTTGCACTTCACGGCGTAAGCTAGGTCTTCCTTACTCGGGGTTGGTACCAGGCTCTTGTCGGTCACTTAATCACCTCCTTCTCTTTTAAGATACCATAGAGCAGGAACAGGTAGTTTATCATGTCCACTATCCGTCCCTCGATAGGCTCGCAGTCCTTGTACTCCCCGCGGATGTAGGCGCATAAGGCATCGAAGTGCTTCATGAAGTAGATGTGCCAGGCTACCTCTGTTGACACGCCGGCCAGCGCCCCGCAGCGCTTGAAATTGCCGAGCTTGTCATCCAGGCCGGAGTACGCCTCACCCTTTGACCGCATGATGTCATTACATTTATGGAGAATCTCGTTGTCGATTAGGTCGTAGAATACTTTCGCTTCCATCAGTCCACC